TTCAATAAACTCAATCTCTTCTTTGGGGATTTCACTAAATATAAATATAATCTTATCAACCAAATCCTTAAATGTATCAATAGGTAATTGAAGGATTAAATCCTCACTTAAATTGGTTAGACAAGTTAGAATATGTAATGTCTGTTCCACATTAGTCATATTCATTATATCTTTGGAAAATACTTTTTGGAATGTTCCAACATCTACCTCGTCCCAATTTTCAGGGAGGTATGCGTTGATTGTTCCAATCTCATCATCATCTTCAAATGTTATGTTTATTTCTATCATATTACTTTGTTTTATCTACTACTCCCCACACTAAACCTGTTAGTGTTATTATTGAACCAACAATCTCATTTGCTAATGTTTCATCTATTAAACCTTTTGTAATAAGAATACCTCCTACAAATGTAAGAGTATGTCTTAAAATTGATAATATCTGTTCCTTTCTCATAATATTTCTTTTTAATAAATATATTTATTTTATTTTGTTATTAAATGATATTTTTGTTTAGCCTCAAGGTAGGTTTGTCTTGCTTCTTCTTCCGTATCAAATAATCCCAAATGTTTTGTAATACCATCAATTTTAATTCTTGCCATAAATTTATTATGTTGTTTATGATATGTATATCCTTTCACTTTTGTTCTATTTTGACTTTGTTGAGTTCTGTTAGAAATTCTTAAATTACATATTCTATTATCATCTCTAATGGTGTTTATATGGTCTAACTCAATAAAATCTACATTCCCATAGGTCATATACCAAGCGAAGTGGTGTCCTCTTAAATTGTTTGTTAAACTGATATAACCCCTATCATTTAATCTTTTAATCTCATTACCAAAGAAACCATAAATCTTTCCAGTTTCTTTATCATAGGTATATCCTTTGGATTTTAATAATTCACATTTTTCTAATCTTTCCATACTAAAATATAATCAATTTAACCGAAATATCCAAACTTTACAGTTGGTGCTTGTCCTTTATTTTTACCAAGTTTCATTACAATCCCATAGCGAAGTGCGTCGCATAAATGATTATGAGCGTCTATTGGTGTTCTTTCATATCCACCATTTTTATCTTTCTTCCAACTATAATTTTCTAATTCTTTGATGAGGTTATTTGATTTTCTTGTAATCTTTAACTTTTGTTGTTGAACTAATTGAATACCATAATTCACACTATCCTTACCTTTCTCAACAGGTCTGGCTTGAAATCCATATTTCTTTAACTCTGCAATTGACTTGGGTTCTGCAGCATCACAATAGATTTCCCCTTTAACATCATAGGACTTCATTAGGTTTGCTATATCAGAGTTTAACAATCCCTTCTGATAGATTACCTCATCAACGATTAGTTCGTCGTTGTATTTAAGAATATGAACCAAAGCAGTTGGGTCATTTGAGAAACCAAAATCCATAGAGTAACATAATGTTCTTGCTTCATCAGGTATGGTGTCTATGATCTCGTAGTCCTGATAGATTGTCCCTTCTGTTTTTCCAAGTTGTCCGTCTAAATAAGTTGAAACCCAATTAGACCAATAATTACTTGTTAATGCCTTTTCTCTATAACTTTCTAATTGTTTAACAATATCGGGGGACAAGGCTTCATTATCCTTATATGTTAAAACCAATTCTTCAACATCTTCTCGTCCTTGTAGTTCCTTGTAATACCAAAATGTAGATGAGGGGTTCCAGTCCAAGTATTGTATTCCATCTGTTCTGATTGATAATTGAAGGTAAGCATCCCAAGTTATATTATTACATTCGTTTGCGAATAATATATTTCTACGACTTCCCCTTAATTTATCTGATTGGTCTGTTGAAAAAAATTCAATATAACTATCGTTGGTGAATGTGTATTTAAGTGTGGATTGATTAAAGTTCCCATCTATCCATCTATTAGTATCTTTCATAATCTTTATGAAGTCCTTGATACTTCCCCTTCTTAAAGCAGGGATACTTTCAGCAACTACTGATACTTCTAATCTTGGGGTCTTGATACATTTGTCTATAAGAATTAAAAGAATACTGATAGTTTTACCTGCAGAACTTCCGCCAGGTAAAGCCCTGATTTTCCCCTTCATCTTTCTTATTTTCTTTAACGATGTTGTATATTTGAAATTCATTCGTCATCATCGTCCTTGAAAAAGGGTTGTTCTGATATATTGATGTCCTGTTTGATTGGTGCGTCAAATCCCGACATTTTATTTATGATTTCAATTGCTTTCATAGCAACCCCATCTCTAATACCCTTATTATTATTTTTGATTTCAACCAAGTCATTTAAGAGTTCCTCTTTGGTGATTTGTAGTCGTTGTGAGGTCGTTTCTTGTTGTTCTTGGAGGTATTCTTTTATTTTAGCATTTTTAAGCAACCTATCCCCACTAGGTCCAGCTACACTATCACTAACTTTATATACTGATTTATATGCTTGCGTTGCGTTCATACCATTCGCAAGGTATTCATCACAGAATGCTTTATGTTTTGCTGATAGGTTCATAACCATAAATATTTTTTATGTTATTGTTGTTTTTACCAATACTTAATTATAAAATGTATTACTACATACCAAAAGATTATTCCCAGTATGGGATATATCAAACATTTCATTTTATTATCTCAATTTTTATTTCTTTTAGTTCTGAAGATATTACTAACGCTATTATGTATTCTCTACCAAATTTTTTATTTAAATCGTTTAGAATGACTTTATGTTCTTCTCCTGTTATATCTGTTGGTAATGATACTTTAACTATTTGTCTTGGTTTAAATAATCTCCAAATCATATTATCCTTTGTTCTTCTTTTTACAACGAGAACATTTACTGGTGACTTTAACATCACCCACAGGGAAATCTTCTACTATAATTGGGGCTTCTATTTTTGGTTCAACATCAATTATTTCATCTGGACTTTGAATTGTTGATGGTAATTGAGATTGTATTTCACTTACTTTTTCTAAAAGTATTTTTTGTCCGAATGCTATTTGTCCCGGACAATATTTACAACCACTCCAAGTAGGGTTTATTTCTTTCAAATAACCATCAAATTCCCTATATTCTACTTCTGTAAATTTTCTTAAATGTGATAGATAAATCATTCTTTCTATTTTCTCGCTCATAATATCTTTTTTATATAAATATATCGTTATTGTGTAAAAGTTAAATTAAAGAAAAAAAAAAATGGGGATCAAAGATCCCCACTCAAATTACTCACCATCAGGTAATCTATCAAAGATGATTTGGTCTATCTTTGTAAATCTATCCTTCAGTTCTTTTGAATAACCATTTTCCACATAGTCATTCAATACTGTTGTAATTTGGATAATTTCAACCAAAGTTAAACACTTGTCGCAAGAGTTCATATACTCCACGACTAATTTAAGATTTGATTGAGTTGAAATTTGTCTTTCTTTTGATTGTGCCATTTTATTTGTTTTTTAATTGTTACTATATTTTTTCCCATTCTTCAATTCTACGATACTCCTTTTCCATCATACAGATTTCGTATTCTTGTAATGAAGAAAAGTATTGTTCTGCCATTTTATCAAAAGCTTTTTCTTCTTGTTCTATTAAATCATTCCATTCTCTTAATCTTTGTTCTTGTTTTAATTGATGAAAGAATAAAGCTTCTTCCATAAAGTTTTCGTAAATAGACATATTGTTTTGTTTTATGAGTTTGTAATACTTAAATATAGATATTTAATTTGAATGGGTCAAATTTTATTTCTCATATCTCCCAATATTTTTTTAAGATTTACGAATACCAAAGAGTGTGATATTCCCATCTCATCTGCGATTTGTCTAAATGTTTTTTGTTTTTCAAAATACTCCTGAAATATATAGGTTTGAAAATATGTCTTTGGAACTCTAGAATAAGCATAATCAATCTGTAGATATTGAAGTTCTTTTAATTCTTTCTCTTCTATTGTGTTTTCATCTACAATTGAAAGTTCTAATGAATGTAAATTGTCTTTAATTCTACAATTCTTATGAAATGGACTGGTGTTTGATTTCAACTGATTTAGAATTGTTCTAATAAAAAAGTATTTGATGTATCCCTGTTCTATTACGTTTTCTATATTCTCCCTGTTTTCCAAATAGGATATTGATATTTCACTTACCAATTCAGGTATGATTTCTTCGTTCTGGGTAATGTTTAACATTATTTGGTAGTATTCCCCATTCTTATCAAACAAACTCTCTAAAAACTCATTTAACATCTATAATAATAAAGTTATTTTTTATGTCTTTGATTTTTCTTGGGATTAAATAACCTTTTGTGTTTGAAAGCCTATCTCCACAATTATCTTTCGTTGGGATATTATTATTGATAATCAAAAACTTTAATTCGTTGGTTTTAATAAACCACATTTCTTTTAGGTTATAAAAATAATATACATACCAATCAGATTTAGTGGAGCAAATACCAGAACATCTACCCCAACTTTCATATTCAATAAACATATTTTCAGTATCATTATCTCTTGTTACATAATAATCTGTTTTTAATTCATATTTTTTGGTTCTACCATCTTTCTCAACAAGAAAATCATAGTTTTTATCTTCGTTGTCTTGGATCACGTTTAATCCTTTCTTTTTGAAGTATTCAATTACTTCCTTTTCAATCTTCTTGTTCTGCTTGATTGATTTTGCTACACTAACTTTCATAATATTTGTATTCTGTATTTATTAAACTTGGTTTTTCCCAACGTCATATAAGCATCAAACTGGTCTTGAGACATTCTTATTTTCTTTAATAATTGATTTTTATTTCTAAAATAATATTTAGTCCCACTATCCATTTCTAATAAATATCTGTAAGTTGGGTAAAGTGCCGTTTTTAACTTTTCTTTTATATTTCTTTTGAAGGAGTTAAACCTTTTTATATTCATTTTATATTTTTCTCTAATTACATATTCATCTCCATTAGACAACATAGTTTCAATCCATTCAATTTCTATATCGTTGAAATTATTTGATTTAACGATGTCTAAAAGGTAATTTGATAGAATATCATTATCTATACTTTGTTCTATCGTTGGATAAGAGATTTTAATATCAGGTGAAACTTCATAACTATCTACTAAATTCTTTTTTTTATATATTCTATAAATTATTTCATTTTTCAAAGAAAGAAAAATATAGTTTTTATTATTTTCAACGTCTCCTGTTAAAGTTCCATCTTCTTCTTTAACAAATAAGTTTAACATTATTTTTTGTTTTATATCCTCTTTATCTTCTTTTGTTAGTTTAGAATATTTGTTAAAGTATTTATAAAATAATTGATTGATATAGTTATTTAGTTCTGTATAGTTCATATTGTATTTTAATTCTATTTTTAGGTCAGTAAAGTCAAGTCATACCCCCTACCCCCTAAAAGAAGTATGACTAATAACCTTACCACTATTTTTGAGGCTGATAGTTGTTACAAGTCGTAGAAGAACAGAGCAATCATTTAACAGGATTTTATAAGTTTGTATCACTCCTTTATATGCTTTCGCCCTCTAACCTTCATCTAATAAATACTTTAATTATTTTGAAAGTTCAAGTTATATAGAAAATATTTATATAAAAAAATTATTCATAAATTTTATCTATAATTGAAACTTTGCTAAACTTCATTATATTTATAAGTATGACGCAAAAAGAATTACTTGAAGCCCTTTTATTTGAAGAGGAACAACAACTACAGGACACAAAGGTTTTATTATACTATGCTTTGGTTAGAATTGATGAATTAGAAGAACAATTGGATTGTATGAATGAAAAAATAGATGAACTACTATTGAAAATATGAGAATGAATATGTATATTTGAATTGTTCTGTTTTATACAATAATCCCCCTATTACTAACTTTCATAGGGGGATTTCTATTTTTA